ATCGTTACTCGATATGGCTAATGATTTAATGGGTTATAACAGTAACTCAGGTGAAACGGTAATTCAGGTGAACAACGCTCCGGCGATTACCATCCCAGGGGTCGATCCATCCATCATGCAATCGGTAAACGATGCGATAAAGCAAGCGAATAACGCTTTGGAGCGGCGCTTAAATGAAATCGTTCAACAGCAAAGGCGGGTGAGTTTTCAATGACCACCACATATAGAACCCTTCAAGGCGATACCTGGGATGGTATCGCCTTTAAGTTGTACAAGAATGAAAAGTTAATGACATTGCTTATTAACGCAAACCCCGAGCGTGTAGGAACTGTTGTATTTTCGGGAAATGTAATCTTAGTTGTGCCAGATATGCCAGCAGATGCCTCTGAGACGCTTCCGCCGTGGCGTAGGGAGAACTAATATGGAACTAATGCAAGACGCTCGCAGAGCAGTGCTAGTGTTATCATACAACGGCAAGGATGTTACTAAGGACATCGCCAAAGCATTAACTGATTTTCAGTTTAACGATGCGGCTCCAGGTACGCTTGATAATCTTTCTATTACTTTGGAAGACAGAGAACGGAACTGGCAGGGTCCTTGGTCACCGACTGAAGGAGATCGTATTACAGGAGAGATTCGCACAATCAACTGGGATGGTCCGGGCGAGATTAAAAAACTTCCCCTTGGCTCATTTGAAGTTGATTCTTTTGATTTTAAGGGACCACCAGATACAGTAGCTATTAAAGCTATATCATTGCCTGTCAGTTCGGATATTAGGCAAGAAAAACGTTCACGAAGTTGGGAAAAGGTAGCGTTGAAGACAGTCGCTACGCAGGTTGCAAAAAGTGCAGGGCTGAAGCTTCTTTATGAAGCTATAGATAATCCTTCCTATGATCGGCTTGAGCAGTCTCAACTATCTGATCTTGCTTTTCTGTTAGAAACAGCGACGAAGGAAGGAATTGCGATTAAAGTATCTAACGGATCTCTTGTGCTCTTCGATGAGTCTGTTTATGAGAAAAAACAAGCAATTGCAACGATTATACGCGGAGAGGATAACGTAAAAGGTTATGGATTCTCATGGGGAACGGCTTATACAGCTTATCGTGCGTGTGAAGTGTCTTATACAAACAGTAAGTCTAAAAAGACTGTAAAGGTGATCTATACACCGCCGGGAGCTCCCAAAAGCGGACCTATACTAAAGATTAACGAGCAAACAGATTCTCAGGCAGCAGCACTCAAGTTAGGTCGAAAAAGACTGCGAGAGAAAAACAAGGAGGCGGGAAGAGGGACTTTAAGCCTTATGGGTGATATCCGCATGGCAGCAGGTTTGACGATCAACATAAAGGGTTGGGGGCGATTTGATGGTAAATATATTATCGTATCTGTCAATCACGCTATAGGCGGTAGTGGGTTCACAACTGACCTAGAAATCAGAAAAGTATTGGGGTGGTAGTATGATTGTGATAGGTCAAGTATCGACATCAAACGCAGCAACTGGCAGTGTGAGAGTTGCCTTCCCAGATCGTGATGATTTGGTATCTGGCGAGCTTCCTGTTATTACGCGCGGAGGCTGGGGGCGAGGAAACGCCGTACCACTGCCTGGAGAAACTGTGCTATGTGTCTTTTTGGATAACATCCGTAATTCGGGTTATTGTCTAGGCACTTATTACGGATCAGAGGACAAGACACCTGGGACAATAGATCAGCGGGGTATATGGTTTGAAGACGGTAGCTACGCCTACTATGACCGTGCAACTAAGACTCTTAACCTCAAAGCAGTTAGTGGCGTAAAGATTGATGGTAATCTAACCGTAACTGGCAAGATAACGAGTGGAGGGTAAGACATGGGAAGCCAAAATTATGTAATGTCCAAGATTGGCAGTCTTGGTCCAGTGACTTTCGTTGTTTCAGAAGGAGCTACGCGAACGATTGACGAGTTCACTCGTAATACTGCTGGACGTTGGGCACAGCATGATATCATCGGCAAAAAGCCTAAAAAGGAGTGGCTAGGACCGGGAATTGACTCGGTGTCGTTTTCGGTGCAGTTAGATGCGCGGCTCGGACTGAATCCCCGAAAAGAGCTGGACCGACTTACTGAGTTGGGTAGGGCAGGCAAGGCGCTACCGTTGATAATTGGACGTAAGGGTGTAGGAACTGGGCTTTGGATAATTACAGACATGTCTCAAGCTTGGGAAACCCTGGACAACATTGGTAATGTTCTCGCATCAAACGTGAACATTACGCTGGAGGAGTATGTGAAATGATCTATACCGTTGATATGACTCAGCCATCAACAATCAATTTTGCGCCAGTGAGCAAAGCGGAGGAAGTGGCTCAGAACATCCGAACAATATTATCCACTCCTCTCGGTAGCGCACCACTGGCACGAGATATTGGGATCGACTACAGTTTAGTTGATGAGCCTTATCAAATCGCACAGTCAAGATTAACTGGCGAGATTTACGCTGCTATTGCTGAGCAGGAACCGAGAGCGCAGCTCATTGATGTATCTTTTAACGGAAAAATCACGGACGCTTTGACAGGGCGTGTAGCGGTTGTAGTGAGTTACACACTGACAGAGGAGGTAACGTAATTTGGTGCAATACGTAGATCTACCAGAGATACAGTTTGTTGCTGAAGATGCGGCGGACATACAACAAAACATTATCACTATGTACGAAGGTTTAATTGACAGTACTCTTCAGCCTGCCGATCCGGTAAGGCTTTTTTTGTCTTCTCTAGCAGCTATTATTGTGCAGCAGCGAGTACTTATTAACCAGACGGCTAAGGGTAATCTTCTTAGAAATGCTTCTAATGTTGTGCTAGATCATATGGGAGCATTTCAAGGTTCTGAACGATTGGAGGCATCTGCAGCTATTACGACACTGGAATTTTCACTTTCGATTCCCTTGGCATCTGCAAAGCCTATCACATCAGGAACACGTGTTGGAGCACAAGGTGGAGATGGTTCCATTTTTTTCACTACTACTGAATATTTAGAGATTCCAGCAGGAGCAACAACGGGAGTAGTTACAGGCGAGTGTTCGACTGCTGGGGTAGTTGGTAACGGGTATCTTCCCGGTCAAATCAATGTTCTGATAGATCCATTACCATTTGTCCAGTCTGTGACCAATACCACGATAACTAGTGGTGGGGCGGCAGCTGAGACTGATGAGGCATTTCGGGAACGAATAAGGACAGCTCCAGAATCGTACAGTACTGCCGGGCCTCGAGGGGCTTATGAGTTCTGGGCAAAGTCCACATCTGCAGCAATCCTGGATGTATATGCTTACTCTCCATCTGATGGAACCGTTCGGATTGTACCGCTGTTGTCTGGTGGAGTTATACCAGGGCAGGATGTACTTGACGCTGTCTCGGAGACGCTCGAAGACAGAGGAGTGCGACCGCTGACAGATAAGGTGACGGTAGCAGCGCCAACAGCAGTACCTTACAATACCGTGCTGACTTATTACATCAGCAGAAGTAGAGCGGCAGAGTCAACAAATATACAGGCAGCTGTTACGGCTGCTGTGACTACGTATCAGCTTTGGCAAAAATCAAAATTGGGAAGACACATTAACCCGAGTGAGCTAACCGCACGTGTAATGGCAGCGGGTGCGTTACGGGTGATAGTGACAGCGCCAGCTTATTCAGCTATACAGCCGACTCAAGTGGCGCAAGAGGGGGCTACTACACTGACCTATGGGGGGCTCGTAGATGATTAACATCCAAGCGGCTAGCCTACTGGATATTCTCCCGCCAAGTATTGCGAATGATCCGGCGATGGTCGCTGCAGCTACGGCACTTGATTCAGAGTTACAGGCGGTTACTGGTGAGATTCGTAGACTGGATATTTACGGACGATCATCTGAGTGGACGAGTGCAGAAACGGACGAACTAGCTTGGCAGTATCATGTTGATTACTATGATCCGGAATTACCGATTGAGCAGCGAAGACAGTTAGTAGCTAATGCTATTCCGTTCCATCGACGAAAAGCCACACCTTCAGCTATTGAGGATCTAATTACAATTCTGTTTGGGGAGGGAAAGGTAGAAGAGTGGTCTGAGTACGGTGGCTCTCCGTTTCACTTTCAGGTGGTCACTAACAACCCTGATGTTACTAACGACAGGGCAGAGGAATTTATCAGAGCCGTAGAGTCGGTGAAACGTCTCTCTGCAAGACTAGATAGGGTCACGATATCACAAACAGAAGATTTAGAATTCTATTTCGGTGGAGCCTTGCACATGGGCGAAATCATGAGAGTAGGGGAATAAATGGGCGCATTTGGGAGTTTTACTCTAACAAACAAGGGCAGGACGCTTCAGTCAAAAGCCCAAGCCGGATCAAAGCTAAATTACACAAGGATTGCCGTCGGGAGTGGTCAACTCGGTGGGCAGTCTATTTTATTGCTTAATGGACTTATTGATCAGAAAAAATCATTACCTGTAACACGACTGAGAATGCAACCACCAAACAAAGCTGTCATTGGTACGGTTCTATCAAATCAAGACGTAACAACAGGATTTTACTTCCGGGAGATTGGTGTATTTGCTCAAGATCCTGATGAGGGAGAAATCCTATATTGCTATACTAACGCGGGAACCGATGCTGAATATATACCTGCTGTTGGAGG